GCGGAGAAGGCCGCCCACCGGGTTCAGTTCACGTCAGCCAGCGGGTTCGCCGCCTACGAGAGCCACGGGCAGATGAGGATGTCCACCGCGTTCTGGTTGGTATTGGTGGCGCCGTTGGCGCTGCGCTCGGCCTTGATGACGGTGTTGGCGTTGTCGCGGAGGGAGGGCGGCACCACCAGCAGCGTCGGGCGGATGCCCAGGGGGCGGCCGTCATCGGTCTTCTGGGCCAGCAAGGCCGCGTAGGCCGCGTTGAAACCCGCGGCGTCCAGGGTGTTCTTGCTGGCGTAGGCCATCTGCCAGAAGCCGTAGCCCACGTTGCACCGCGCGTCCACACCATAGACGTATTCGTCGCGGAGGAAGACGTTCGGATCTTCCGGGTTCACGAGGCTCTTGAGGGCGTATTCCCGGCGCTTCTGGAAGATGACGGGCTTCAGGGCCCGGCTGGTGTCCAGCAGGAACCAAGGCGTGCCCGCGCCGCCACCGAAGTTCGAGACGACGCCGCTGCCGACGGGGTGATCGACGTCGAAGAAATACTGCCCGTCGTAGCACAGGGAGGTGAACCCGGCGAGCATCAGCCCATAGACCAGCTCATCGGGGTGCGTGGCGGCCGCGTAGCCCATCTCCTTGAAGAGCGGAGAATAGACGCCAAACTGGTCGTCCTCGATGTCGTCGCGCTTGACGGAGATGGTGGACTCGAACTTCTTGTTGAGGATGGCGTAGGTGGACTGGCTGAGGTTCTTGATCTGCCGGTCACCCAGCCACTCCCGCAGGCGGGGGAACTGGCCCAGCCAGGAGTAGGTCTCCTGCTTGGTGCTGGAGGGAACGGGGGTGGCCACCTTGTCCCACGTGGGGACGCTGGAGCGGAAACCTTCGCCGAAGGCGGCCTTGAAGCCGGTGTAGAGGTTGGTCAGGTTGCCCTGGTTGATGATCATGGAGGCTCCTTATCCGATCTCGACCCAGGCAACCGCGGTGGCGCCGGAGCCTTCGAGGTCTCTGAGGGTTCCGGCGGCGCTGCGGGTCGCGCCTCCGTCCGTGGCGGCCAAGGTCTGGTCGTCCACGATGTAGACGGTCTTGTTGATGTAGGCCCGGGTCAGGGTCCCGTCCGAGCCGAAAGCGAAGGTGCCCGACTCCACGCGGACGGACTTGGCGCCGATAGCCCCGGCGGTGTTGTCCATCTGCTCCTCGGCACGGCCCCGGGCGACGAGGCCCGTGGCGGTGACACCTGGCTTGGCGTTGCCGGAGGCGTCCAGGACCACCAGGGATCCGGCGTAGATCTTGACGGCTGCCGCCATGGGGTCCACGAAGGATCGTTTCTCCCGGCGGGCGGTGTTGCGGTCGACGGCAAGGGCGGTCATCAGGCCTCCTTCTTGGCGGAGAGGTAGGTCTCATCGCTCAGGCCCATGGCGTGAGCGACGGTCTCCTCCTCGGGGGTGAGGGTCTTGGCGTCTCCACCGGGAGACGCGGAACTGGCGCTGTGGGAGGTCCCGGTGATGACCGGGGCGCCGTCCACGTATTTCTTGAAGCCTTCGGGGTCGCGGCCCGCGTAGTCCTCCGCCCAGGCCTTCAGGGCCGGGGGCACCTTGCCCGCGCTCATGGCCTCGGTCACCAACTGTTCAACTTCGGCCCTTTTGGTCGTTTCCTGGAGCTGGGCCAGGCTGCGGGAGATCGTGTCGAACTGGGGGCGGGGAACCCACTGGTTCGGGTCGGGCGGCTGGGCCAGGCGTGACTGCACTGCCTGGACGATGGCCGCCAGCTGCGCCTCCGGGGCCACGCCGATGACCTTGGCGAGATCGCTGGTGGCGGCAGCCGTGGCGGTCTTTTCCGCGATGAGCGCGTCCAGGGAAGCGGTCATCGCTTCGGGCGCGGTGGTGAGCGGGAGGTTGAGCAGGGCACAGAGCCGTGCCAGCAGTTCATTCATGGCGTCTCCTTGGCGGCTCGCGGCCGCCTGCAGTTGGAGGTTGGGGACGTTGGTGAGGGCGCCGAGCTTGAGGCGCACGACCTCCCCCGTCCGGGTGTCGTAATCGAAGACCGGGCTGAAATAGCGGTATTCCTTGGCGTTCAGGGCGGCAGAGGCGGCCGCGGTCCACTCGGGCCGCGCCCAGATGCCGTCGGGCCGCGCCTCCAGCTCCTTGATCCAGCCCGCCGCGGGCACCGCCCCGGCATGCTGTGCGGCGCTGAGGGTCTGGTGGTCGTAGTCGATGACGAGCTCCGCCCCAGCGGCATAGGCGAGACTGGCGGCGATCACCGCCTGGGCGTCGCTCACCACGTAGGGACCGCGCCCGTCCCGGCCCCGGAAGGTGCCGGAGGGCAGGATGTGGATCCACTCCCCCGGCGCGTCGGGCACCTGGATGGCATGGCGGGCTTCCTGAAGGCAGGGGGGCAAGGGTCGCTCCGAAAACCCCAACCTGGCCCGCGAGCGCCGGGTTCTCTCTCAAAGCCCTTTTCTGAATTTCAGGCAGGCCGAAGGCCGCCCCAGCCCCCCACGCCTCACGAGCGCCCCCCGCGATGCCCCAACGAACCCGGTTAGAGCATGTTTAGTTTCTTCGATAGGGACCAGCCGGGTGTGATGGGGGCGGCGGGACTCTTCCGACGATCCTGGGGCCATCCAGACGCAAAAACGGCGGGAGGCAACCTCCCGCCGTTCGCGTTCCCTTCTGGTGCTACCCCGCCTGCTCACAGGAAAGGCCCGCCGCCGCTGCCTTTAGGTCCGTTTCCAGGCGCTCCAACTGATCCACCAGGAGCCCCAGGACCAGGCCGAGCCCCTCGGCCTCCAGGTTGGTGAGGTCTAGGGCCCGGACGTTGCCCGGATCCACGGTCGTCCTGACCCGGGCCATGAACAGCGCCCGCACGCCCGACAGCTCCGCCCGCAGGTCCGAGGCCACCGTGAGGGCCGCATCCACTTTCTCCCAGGTTTCGCCGGTCATCGGGACACCTCGGCCTTCAGCGCCGCCACTTCGTTCGGGTGGGGATACCGGCGGTCCATGTTGTGGAGCACAAGCTGTGTTCCCTCCGCGCCGTAGGTCTTGAACAGGGCTTGGAGCATCGCGGTCGTGATAACCATGGGTCCGCCCTTCTGGCTCTTCGAGCCCAGGCGACCCGGGAGAGGCCGGAGGGGGTGCTCCTTGAGATGCGCGGCCACGACTTCCAGGGCCACTAGGACACCATGAGGGCCTTGACGTTTGAGCAAGCCATGGACCCGGATGCGAGAACAGAGCGAGTTGTGATGGACACCCAGTTCGCGAGCGGCCTGGCGTGTGCCCACCCAGGTGTAGTCGATGGCGGCGGCGGCCTTCTCGCCCCGGCGCCACTTCTTTTCGACCTCGATCAAGTAGCGGCAAATCCGGTTCGCTAGCTTGGTCTCGCTGCGCATCGCAATGAGTTTGGCGGCGTCCAGCGTCAGAGCATAATCCCCGCCGGGGCGGCCTCCTTTGGGGTTCTTAACATTCACGTTAAAAACCTCGAAATCGATGCCTTCCTTGAGTTCCAGGCGTTCGGCCTGCTCGGGGAACCAGTTCCCAAACTGGCGTTTCATCTCCAAGCGCTGATGCAGCTCACGGGCGCTCACGCCCGGCTGGGTTTCACCCTCCAACTCCAAGGTCTGGATGGAGAACAATTCGGCCATCATGGGGCCTCCATTGAGATCCGGGCCCATCGGGCTCCGGTTCGGGTTGCGGGTTTCTAAGCCCTTGCCCTTCTGTCCTGCCAGGGACGGCCTGGCGCCGGGTTGTTAGAAAGCCGCAATGGGACGGCCCCCGGTATTCCCCCTTTCCTCGGGGTGTTGTATTTCCTGAAAAGGCAACCCGACGCGATGTCGTCCGCCATTGCAAGGCTTTCTACGGCCATGCACGTAGCGTTTCAAGAGCTGGACAGAGAGTCAAGGAAAAATGCAGCATTTGGTATGGCGCTGATCCCTTGGGCGGGGACCTTCGGGAATAGGACTCTCTGACGCTCGGCGTGGATTTGCTCACAGGTCTTTCAGGAATGATTAAAATATGGGACTGATCAACAATTTCAAACCAACCAAGAGGAAAGTTCATGCGCTTGCTCCCGGTAGCTGCCCTGATATTCCTGGTTTCGTGCGCTCCTCCAGTCCTCACGCCCGAAGAGAAGGCGGCCAAATGCGGCCCGCGTCCGACCCAACAAGAAGCCGAGGCTGCCGTGAAGACTTGGTGCGATGGCCATCTGAAGGACCCGTTTAGCGCCCAGACGCGCGGCATCCTGGTGCTGGGGCCGGGCGCCTACCAGATCGGGTTGGTCAGCGGGGGCGGCTGGCGTTACGGCTGGCTCGTTTCCTTCCAGGTGAATGCCAAGAACAGCTACGGAGGCTATACGGGCTGGACCTTTCGGGAATGGCTCTGGCAGAACGGCCAAATCATCGACTTGGTTGGCGCTCCGCCAGTGCTCCTGAAATAGCAGCCTCGTAATTTCAGCCTATACTTCCCATGGGGCCACTAGGGCAGAGAGGTGTGGCAGCGGGCGGGATTTCCCGCCGGTCGGTTCGGGGGTTCGAATCCCCTCCAGTGGCCCCTTCTTTGAGGTATGGCCGTAACGGCCATACCTCAATAGACCTTCTGGTAGCGCGGGTCCATGAGATCGCCAGGCTGCACCATCCCGGTGGTCTTGATGAGGTTGGTCCGGATCTTCAACCCCTCGGACTTCACGCGGTAGTTCACGCGGATCACGGCTTTCGCCGCCTGGTCCTGCACGGACCAGGCATAGATCAGCACCTGATCCTGGGTGTCCCAGTAGATGGCTTCCGGCTTGGCGAGCAGGTTCGGCAGGTCCAGGAGCATGGGCAGGGGCCAGGCCGCGCCCCGGTCCGCCTTCGCGGGGCGGAGCATGTGCAGGAACTCCCGGTCCGACAGGCTGAGGGCCGCCGTCTCGGGCTCGATGGCGGCCGCCGCCAGGTAGTCCACGGCCTCGGTGAGCAGGGTGCCCACCACGAGCTGGTTGCCGGTGGGCTTCAAGGTGCCCGCCCGGAGCGCTTCCGCCCACTGGCCCAGCTGCGCCTTGAGGGGAGCTGCGAAGCTCTCGCCCGCCGCCTGGGCCACCTGGGAGGCCATCCGGGGCTTCGCACCCAGGAGTTTCTGTCCCACGGTGCTGCCCTGGGCGGCCAGTCCCGCCTTGCCGGGGTTGTAGGCCCAGCCGGGGTCGACACCAAGGGGAACCTTGGTGACCTCGCCAGTGATCCGGTTGACGAAGGTCTTCTCTCCCTTTGGAAGGACTTCGTCGGGGGTGACCTCCATGCCGTCCTGCTCCATCTCCTTCTGACTAAGCTGATATACCGTGCAGCGGCACCGCCAGCCTTTGGGGGGGAAGTGGGTCTCCCACCAGGGGTGATCGACCGGCAGGGTAATGCCTTCCCAGGCCCGATGCATCGGTCGCACCCGGGCGTCCTTCATGGTGCTGTAGCGGATGTAGGGTTTGCGGCCCTTCAAGGTCTGGATCCTGTCCCACTGGGACGCCGCATAACTGGTCCTTAAGTTGGCATCGTAGATGAGCTGGAGACGGGAGGGCGTCATTGGCTTGCCCTCGGGCACCTCCTGGTTCCACCAGCCCGCCGCCTGGAGCTTGGGCACCAGGCCCTTGGCGAAGGCGCGGTAGTCGAGGCCTTCCTGGATGGCCTGGTCCAGGGCGGTGTGGATCTCCTGGAGCAGGTCCAGGCGCGCCAGGTTGGCCACCGTGAAGGCCTTGGCGTGTTCTTCCTGCCAGAGAGACTGCCAGGATCCGGTGATCAGCAGGCCCTTGGCCTGGAAGGAGGCCACGGCCTCCTGGGGGGGCTGGAGTTTCAGTTCGATGGTCATGCGATCAACGCCAGCAGCATGGCCAGCTCCTCATCTGGGGGGTTCTGGATGCCCGTGGCACCGGTGGGCCCTGTCTCGATGTCCACCGCCACGGGCGGAACGTGGACCGAGGCGCCGCCCCGGGCGGAAACCGCGCCCATCCGGACCGGACTGGTCACGGGCAGGACCTGGCCCCGGCCGCCGCCCCTGGCGTCGAGCAGGGCGACCACCGCGCGGATCTCCACGGGCTCCACGGTCGCCACGGCCGGGACCCGGTGCGCCCGGAGAGGCACCGACCGGCCGTAGGACCCATATCCGGCGCCAGGCGTGGTGAGCGGAGTGATGGCCGGGGGCACCGCCACCGTGGCATCGGATTCCCCCACGGTCACCCGAACTATCACGGCCTCAGCGGGAGCGATGACCCCCTGGGGCACCTGGACGTCCGCAGGGCCAACCTGCGCCAGCACTTGGACCGCCTGCGCGGGAGCCACCGCCCCGCCGGTGGCAGCAGCAGAAACAGACGCCTGGATCTGCACGGCCGCACCCAGTGCGCGGGTGCCAGTCAAAGCCGATGCGGGTGCCGGCGTGGCCTGGGCCTGAACCGGCGCCGCGCCTGCTTTGGCACCTCCCAGGGCCTGGGCCGTCCCGACGGAGGTGGCGACGGCCACCGCCCCTGCGGGGGCGCGGGCGCCCACCTTCACGGAGGAAGCCGCAGATGATGCGGTGGTCTGGACGGCCGCTACCGGAGCCAACACCCCACCCTTGGCCGAGGCCGATACGGACACCGTGGCTTGCATGGCCGCCGCCGAAGCCTTCGCTCCGCCTTTGGCGCTGACGGCAGCCACCGAGGTGAGGACCTGCACCGGGTCTGCGGGGGCGTTGACCCCCGTGGCCGTCTGGGCTGGGAAGGCCAAGACGCCGGGCCCCCAGTAGGGCACGTTCCAGGCCCCTGCGGCCGCCTGGAACGTCTGCACCGCCAGGGGCGTGACATTCAGGGACCAGGTGCCCGGCGTGGCAGACGCATCAAAGCCCTGCGCCGCTCCCAGGGGAACGGCGTCGTTCAGGACCCAGGTGCGCTCCGCCATGGATCAAGCCACGTCGATCTCATCCCACTTGAGGTCCACCGTGAACCTCCGGATATCGGTGGTGGTTCCAGCGTCCATCTGCCACAGGACGATGCCCTGGCCGGGCGCCAGCACGATGTAGTCGTCTTCGTCCTGGGCCTGGATCAGGTCGTCTTCGTTGTTGTTGGTCTGCTGCACGTTGGCGGACGTGCCCGCGACGATGAAGGGGGGGATGATGGTCTGGGCCAGGGCCGACGTGGCGGAGGGTGTCAGGGTGGGCGTCAGGCCCGTGACGGCCGTGCGGATGTCGAGGACGTGGGCCGGATAGGTGGCATCCATGGGCGTCCCGGCCAAGGTTGCGCCAGAGGCGGTCCCCGTGAAGGTGAACCGGGTCAGGCCGACGCGCGGCAGGGTCGGCATGGTGGGCGTGGCCGCACTGACGTTGGCCTTGATGCAGACCTTCCGGATGCGGACCTTCTTGCCTGTCACGGCCGCGGGCACATGAAGCCACAGGAAGCCTGTGGCAGTGCCGTTCTGGACGGTGGCACTGACGGATTGCACGCCGGATCCGGCGGAGTAGACCCCGAGGACGTTGGCGGCACGATCGCCCACGAAGTGGTGCCGGTGGACGGTATCGGCGCCCTGAACGATGCTGGAGGTCTTGGTCTTCTTGCCGGTGTTGCCGGAATCGAGGGGGAGCTGGACGAAGGCTGGGACGGGGCCGCTCATGATTCACCTCACCCGAACCGGACCACGCCCACGCCGGAGGCGGGGAGCTGGACCGTGAAGGGGCCGCCATCGGAGGACTTGGTGGCGGGGAAGGTCAGCACTGCGGCCACTTTGCCGCTGCCGGTGTCGTAGATCACCGCGCCATCGGCGGAGATGGTGGAGGGGTCCCACACGGGGTCCGCCCAATCCACGGAAGCCACGCCCGAAGTGAGGGCTGCGGTGTAGCCCGTGAGGGTCGCGCCGCCCGTGGTGTAGCCGTTGCCGGACGCCACCTCGTTGGCGCCCAGTTCCGCGTAGGTACCGATGACGCCGACGGTGGCACCCGCCTTGATCAGGGCGCACTTGTATGTGCTCCCGGAGGGGCAGATGGCCGCGATGGCCTCCTGTTTCCGGGCGTCGGGGATGCCAGGGGTGATGCTGGTGGCCATGGGCTACTCCTTGGGTTCCGAGAACTCGTAGCGGACGGTGCGGCCCTCTTCGTCCCGCACGGGGGAGACGCTCAAGGGGCCTCGCTTCTGCCCTTCCACGACGATGTTGAGGGTGATGGGCTGCGCTGACTGGCTGGCCTTGGCTTCCGAGAGGGGCACGCCGGTGTTGCCCGCCAGAGCGGCCACGAAGGAGGCCTCCGCCAGGCGCTGGGCCAGGGTGCCTGGATCCATGGCCTGGGCGGCCTTCGCCAGGGCGGTCTGCAGCTCCTCGAAGGTTGTGGCGCCCTGGATGGCTTCCACCAGAGGCGCGGCCAGGGGCTGGAGCTGGGGAATCCAGTCCGCCAGGGCCTGCCCGGCGAGGTGATCCAGGGCATCAGGGTCCGAGACGCCCTGGGCGTGGCTCGTTCCGCAGTGGGCGCACAGGCGGGCGGACGCCGCGGCCTGGTCAGGAGGAACAGGATCCACCGGCGCAGGTTGCGGCGGCGGCTTTGGCGCGCCAAGCAGCTTCACGTCCTTGCCCTTGCCCGGATCCGGCAGGCCCAGCTTGTCCCGGACCACGCTCTGCTCTACTTCCAGGCCCAGGGGCACCAGTTCCTTCAGGGCATTGGTGAGGGCCTGGATGTCCTCGGGTTCGTCGAGCTGCAGGCGGATCTTCGGGTACTGCGCCTGGGGACCCAGGTTCAGGTCCACCAGGGGACGCACCAGGTCGCGCTTGATCGTGGCCATGAGCTGGCGGGCGTCGGAGCGCATCAGGTCCTTGCGGACCTCGTTGTGGACCTGGCCCAGGGCCATGCTGCCGCCGCCGCCCTGGGTCTGGCCACTGGTGAGGGTCTGGCCCAGCACGGCCAGCGTCACGCGGCTGTCCAGGTAGCGGAGCAGCTTCTCGTAGAGGTCCGAGGAGCCGGTGGTCTTGGCCTCGACGAAGTCGATGATCATCGAATCGGGCACCACGGCGGCCGCATCGGAGCCGATGTTGCGCACGGCCCGCTCCAGGACCTCGATCTGGTCCGGGGCCGCCCCGGCGGGATACTTGCCCAGGCGCAGGGGCTGGCCGAACAATTCCAGGAAGGCCGACCAGTCCTTGAGGGCGTAGTTCGCGAAGAGGTAGGCCCACGCGGAAGCCCGCGCCAGGCCGCCCCGGATGGGCAGGCCGGATTTGAGCTTGGGCGTGTGGACGATGAACTTGTAGGGCGGGAGGTCCACGGGGCCCGAGGGCTCCCGCAGCTTCACGGTGCGGCCATCCACCAGGTCGAAGACGAACCAGCGGGGATCCCGCCAGAGGACCTGGGAGGGCATCCAGGCCTTGCCGGAGGTCTCCCAGAGCACCTCGCACACCGAGAAGCCCTTGCCCAGGCCATCGAGCACGTCCACGAGGACGTCCTCGAACTCTTCCTGCATCAGGGCCTCGCGCACCAGGTCGGCGGCCTTCTGGTCCGGCGCGGCGTCGCTGGCGGCCTCCACCACCAGGGGCAGGCTGGCGCAGGCCAGCTTCCGGGTGCCCAGCTGGGAGCGGTAGTGCAGGTCCTTCTCTTCCATCTCCTCGGCCAGGGCCAGGTAGGGCTCAGGCTCGCCCTGCTCGCTGGCCAGCAGCAGCTTGGCCAGCTTCTGGGGCGTCAGGGCGCGGGTGGGATGCTCACTCCAGACGTTCCGGATGGACATCAGGCTCGGGGCCGCCACTTCCTCGCGCAGACGGCCAAGGTCCACCGGCAATCCATAGGCGTCGTATAGCTTGGCCATCAGTAGGCTCCTCTTTCCCGCAATCCAGATCGGCTCCCCAGGGGCCGGTAGTCGTAGGCCGCGCTCCCGGAGACGGCGATCGCCCAGAGCATCTGCAGAGCGTCCGGGCCGTCGTCGTGGTCCGCCTTGGGCCAATGTCGGAGCTGCTCCAGGAGGGTGACCTGGCTGGGATGGCAGCGGATGAGGCCGTTGTTCACATGGGGCGTGATGCTCTCGATGCGGAGCTGCTTGTCGGAATGGGGGATGACCGCCCGCGCGGGCA